CACCTGCGCATCCGTCATCTCCGGCGTCCCCAGCTCGGCCAGGCGCGCCCGCACCTCGCCGAGCCCGGCCACCGCGCCGGCCGCAGCGGTCGCGGTGTCGCGCAGCAGCTGCCACGCGTCACCGCGCTCCAGCTGCCCGGCGTACTGCCACGGCGCGACCTTCCGGTCCCTGTGCAGCTCGGCAAGCTGCTTGGCCTGCTCGGGGGTCATGTCGTCCTCCTCGGTGTCGGGGCGGGGCGCGCCGCGGTGCACCCACGCGTAGAGCCAGTCACCCGGGCAGCTGGTGGCGTAGCCGTCGCGGTGCCCGCCCAGCCACCCGCCGGCTGGGCCCTCGGTGCGGCAGTAGTCGATGGCGTCGCGCAGTCCGTGGAGCTGCGCGTCGGTGGGGACGGTCAGGCCGGTTGAGCCGACGAGCGCGCACACCGCGTAATCCTGGTTGTTCAGCGTGGTCGAGCCGTTCGCGCTGTTGCGGCGGCGCAGGCCGCGGCCCTCGTACACGTAGCCGTGCGAGCAGACGGCGAAGCTGTATCCGATGTCGCTCCACCCGTTGCCGTCCATGTGCTGGGCCTGGATCTGCCGCACATACGCGGCGCACTGCTCGTGCGGCCGGTCGCTGTACGGCGTCCCCAGGTAGTGGACCTTCACGCCGCGGCGGGCCCCGGAGTACAGCGTGCCGCCGGACGGCTGCCGGTACTCGCGGGCACCCCACTCGGCGCGCGAGACGAGACGCATGCGGGCCTCCGATCAGGGGGTCTTGACGATCCAGTTGCTGGCGCCGGATTCCGCCCAGTCCAGGTCCGCGGGCACGCTGTGGCGGCCGATCGCGTACGACTCCGGCGGCGCCCACGCCCCATACGCCCGGCACGCCGAGCGGGCCATGTGCCGCGCCTGCGCCGCATACGTCGACGGCACGACGTACTCCACCGCGCCCGTCACCTTGCCGATCTGCGAGCGGCGCACCACCCACCGGCCGTCCGTGATCGTCCCCGCCACGACGAGGTTCCGCAGCGCCTGGCCCAGCGCGGCGTGCGTCGGATCGGGGTCCGTCCAGTGCATCGTGTAGTGCCCGGCGCCCGGATACAGCGCCTCGTACTGCAGGATCAGCCGCTCCGCCTCCGCGACCGTGATGGTCGATGACCGCTCTGCCACCCGCAGATGCACCCGCTCCGCCGGTACACCGAGCTGCGCGGACGCCCGCAGCAGCTCCCGGTCCCGCGCCGCGGCGAAGTCCTCGTAGGACAGCGGCGCCGGTATGCCCTCCCGCGCCGGGTGATGGTAGCCGCCCCACCAGCCGTTCGGCTCGGCCCCGTTCAGGGCGTGCCGGATCGCCGACGTCGACCCGTCGGAGCCGAGCACGATGTGCACTGCCCGGCCGACGAGCGCGTGGTGCGCGATCACTTGTCCGCCGAACAGGGACGCATCGTCCTGGTGCGGCTCGTAGAACAGGAACGGGCGGCCGGCGCCGAGCGGCACAGGGTCAGACACAGAGCCTCCAGGGCATGAGAAACGCCCCGGCCAAATGGCACGGGGCGGATAGCGACAGGGGAAGGTCAGGGGGCGATCGCTACGTACCAGAGGGGCACGCTCGACCAATTCGCGGTGACGCCATCCACGGACGACTGCACGAGCACTGAGAACCCGGTCGGGCTCGCGCTCGGCACTCGGGTCGTCCAGCGGCTGCTCGCGCCGCTGCTGGTGGCAAGGTTCGCGAACACGACCGGCGACGACGACATCGGAGAGGAGAACGTCACGTTCGTCGTGTACTGGTCCTGACCGCTCCCCGTGATGGTGAACGTGCCCGTACGGAACTCGGGCGCGGTCGCCACCCATTGGCCTGTGGTGCCGTTGTACCGGTACAGGCGTTTCGTGTCGGACAGCGTGGAGTACATGCCGTCCACAGGGCTGGGGACGGCCGCCGCCCGCGCGGACGCGGACGCGAACCGCAGGATGCCGCGGCTGGTCGACTGCTCGATCGCCGTCGACAGGGCCTCGACGTCCGGTACGTCGAGCAGGACGGGCAGGTCGATGGACTGCCCGTAGACATCGGATCGGGGCACGGGCCCTCCATAGGGGTCAGGTCAGCCGGTAGCGGCCGAACGTGTCGAACTCCGCGTACTTGCTGCCGGTGGCCGGCAGCGCCGCGTTGAAGTCGCCCAACGTCACGGTCCCGTCGGGGTTGATCGTCATGACGCCGAAGTAGCCGACGCCCGAGGCGGCGGCGACCTGCACCGTCACCCGGACGCGGTTCGCCGGGCTGGCTGCGGCGGGCAGGGTCGTCACCACGGCGCCGGCGACGAGGGCGCCCGACATGGTCGCCATCCCGGACAGAGACGCGGTGCCGTCGGCGTTGAGCCGGTACGCCGGGGTGTAGTAGCCGGCGACCGCCGTCCAGCCTGAGGCGAGCGTCAGCGGCACCCAGCCGCCGGCGGACGCCGCAGCCATCCGGCCGTGCGCGTACCAGCCACCCGGGCCCGGCGAGATGAGCACCTGGTCCCCGACCGCGGGACCCGTGTAGGTGGCCAGGCGGCGGGCGACGTACCCCTCGGTCGTGGTGACCGTGCCGTCCGTCCCAACGGTCGCGACGGTCGCCTGCCGGACGCCGACGGCCGTGTCGGTGGCGACCGCGGCCTGCGCCTGGACAGCGGCGCCCATCTCCCGGCCGATCCGCATCGCCGTGGGGCGCATCAGGTGCCCTCCTTCGCGCTGATCGCCTGCACCTCGAAGTCCCCGGCGTTGACGCCGAGATCGATGCTGAAAGCGGCGGCCTGCACCAGATCGGGCGGGCCCGACGGGTAGACGACGCGGATGATGTCGCCCGGCTCCAGCGCCGGGTTCGCCAGCGACCGGAGGTTCGCGGTCGCGTTCGGCGCCATCAGCTGGCGCAGCCGCAGCGACGCCGCCGCCTCACACGCCGCTTCCGTCGTCAGCGTCGAGGAGGAGATGAACGCCGGGCGGCGCCCGAACGGGCCACCCCACCGCGTCGGCGAGCCCGGGTCGTTGTCGACGACGAGCTTCGCCACCGGCGGTGTGCCGGTCTCGGCGGACTCGCCGCGGGCGAGCACGCCGTTGTGGACGCCGCGGCTGGACATGCCTCTTTTCGCCGACACGTACACGCCGTGTTCGCCGGCCGCGACCGTCCACGCGGGCGGGGTGGTCAGCAGGTCCGGTAGAGCGGCGATGACGAACTGCCCGGCCGCGTCGCAATACACCTCCGCGCCGACCGCCAGCCCGATCTCCCGAACGGCGTCCCAGGGGTTCGCCTCGATGTCCCAGGTGCGGGGCCCGATCGGCGCGTCGGCGACCCGGCTGACGACCACCGCGTCGGGGATGGATCGTTGGATGAGCGCGGTGATCGCGCCCACGGCTGTCCCGGTCGCCCGGTACGGCGTCACGAACCGATCATCGGCGACGATGCATTCGAGGCTCTGCCCCGTCAGGGACACCGGCCCGGTGTCGACGTCCCCCTCAATCCCGTCCAGCCGGAACACCCCGACCGGCGCCAGCTCCCGGTAGGTGCCGACCTGGACGCCGCGCGCGATCCGCAGCTGCGCCCCGTACACCGAGAGTTTGTCGGCGGCGGTGCGCGGGATCAGTGCCGGGTCCGGCACGGTCACCGTGCAGGTGCGTCGGCACTGCTGCGACCGGTCGACCGGCACCGACCCGCCGATGATGTCGAGCGTTTCGACCCGGCCGTCGGTCCGGAAGAGTGTCACCTCGGTGACCGGGGTGTACGACTCGGTCAGGGTCGCGAAGAACCGGGGGCTGGCCTCGTACATCAGGCGTCCCCCCTACGGTTCAGCAGGACGTCCTCCCACGTGCCGTACGGGCCCCGGACGCTGTCCCACGTCGCGTGCTCGGTGAGGATCCCCTGCCACGTCCAGCCCGCCGACCCGGCCACGCCCACGGTGGTGGGCATGTCCTGCTCGATCAGCGGCAGCGTCCACTCCCGCCAGTCCTCGTGGCGGTCGGGGATGAGCCGCGGCAGGGCCACGGCGCCCACGGACACGTACCGGTCACGCTCGTGGGTGTCGGGCGCGGTCTGCCACAGCAGCACCGCCCCGGAGTCGAGGAGCCAGTCGAGCCGGTCGGCCTCGTCATCGGACGTGGTCCACACGACGAGACTGCCCTCGTACCCGCCGCGGGTCCCGGAGTAGATGACGGCGTTGCGGCGGCCGTGGACGCGGTGCACGGACTGCTCGATGGGTCGCTGCCAGTCCGGCGACCGCACCACCATCAGGCGGATGTTCCGCCTCGGGTTGCCAGGGTCCTTCAGCCAGCACATGTCCGAGTCGCCCGCGGCGAGCGTCACGCTCGGCGCGGTGCGCCACGCCGACAGCGCCCCGCCCGACGTGCGGGTCTCCGCGTAGTACCGCACATCGACCCCGAGCGGCGCCTCGTAGTCCTCGACGCTCAGCACGTCGGAGGTGAGTGCCACCCCCTCGATCAGCCCGGACGAGCCGCGCACGAGGGTGCGTGCCCCGTCCGGGGTGATCCTCCACAGGGTGATCGTGTCGCCGATCGGGAGATCCCGCAGAGTCACGCGGACGTGGGCGCTCTCGTCGACCGCCTCGACCTCGACGACTGCGCGCGTGGCCGCAAGCGTTGCCCGATCCAGACGCAGCACCGACGATGCGGCGGTCGCGGTGAGGGTCCACTCGATCGCCGCCTGCGTGGCCCCGGCTGGCGCGGTGGCGTTGGACCCGAGGATCCACCATCCCGGAGTCGGGACGGCGGCGGCGGCCGACGGCAGCGCCCCGAGGTCGGTGTTGCTCGCGTCGTAGAACCGGATCGCACGGGCCAGGGTCCAGCCGCCAGCCGCGACCTTGGCGCCCAGCTCTGCAAGCCAGTTCAGCCCGGCCGCGCCGGCGCCGAGCGGGAACCGCGCGGAACGCAGCACGGACGTGGTCGCGGTCGCCGAGGTGAGCACCCCGGCGTATGCACCCTCCAGGCCGTCGGTGCCCCAGGGGGTGAGCCGGGCGAGTGTCGCCACCCCGGAGACGACCTGCCACCCGGCGACTCCCTGCTCCCATGAGGAGTCGGCGTACGGGACGACGGACCCCTCGCGCAGCACCGTCGGCACGGTGATGACCGCCCCGTCGATGCGCAGCACCTGCCCGGCCGTGCCGCCCGTGATGCCCACGGCCAGCCCGACCGTCGTGGTCCCGGCGGGCGCCACCCCGGAGACCTTCTGCCGGAAGGTGCCCGTGGCGCCGGCGCTGAGGACGGACTGCACGGCGCCGATCTGCGTCCCGGACCCGTTGTAAAACCGGATCTCTACCCAGCAGTTCGACGACGGGCCGGTTGGCGGGGAGAGGTAGGCGTACCCGACGTACTCGGTGCCCGGGTCGGCGGCGGGCCGTTCCACCGTCCGCACGGCGGCGTTCCCGTTGGCCGTAACCTGCATGGCCAGCGTGTGGCCGCCACCGAGGTAGAAGTCCACCGGCCACGTCACGGCCGGGACGCTGCGGGAGATCGACGCGTTGGCGTCGACCGTCCACCCGGTGGCATCCCGCTCCAGCGTCTCGGCGTTGAAGCCGAGCATGTTGCCGACCGTGCGGTGCGGCAACCCAAGGTAGAAGTTCTCGAAGTAAGAGATCACCCCGGCCGCCGCCGGGGTGACCGCGGAGACGACGACCTGCGCCTGCGCCGCGCCGGCCGGGGCGATCCCGGCGACCGAGATGCGGTGCCACGACGCTGACGCGGACGCCGTTGTCACCGACCAGGTGATCGACAGCTCCGCGCCCGATGAGGACAGCCACCGGATCCCGATCCGGTCCGGCACCGTGGCACCGGCCGCGTCGGCGAAGGTCTGGTACTCCGTGCCTGGGGTGACGGGGTAGGCGGCGACGGTCCGGGCCTGCATCTCCCCAGCCGCCGACGAGGTCAGGCGCAGGCAGCCGTCCCCGTTCCGGCCCCCGGTGCCCAACCCGATCGAGCAGTTGAGCTTGGCCACCCAGCCGCTGGTGTTCGGGTCGACCGACTCGGTGACCTGCGAGAGCAGGTTGCCCGGGATCACCACCGCCTCACCCCCTCATGCCGGCGATCGCCGTAGCGACCGGCATCATCGTGTCCTCGATCACCCCGTCGGCGATCTCCTCGACATACGCCTCGAACTCGCGGCCGCCGACCACCAGCCGCAGCCGGTCACCCGCCTGCAGCCCGCCGCCGGCCCCGCCCGGCACCGCACGCGGCGCCGCAGCGACCGCCCGGCCGATGGCGGCCTGCGCGACCGTCCACTGCCGAGGTGTCAGCACGGCCTCCGGCCGACCGGTCTTGTTGATCGCCGGAGTGACCCCGGGCAGGAGCCACCCGCCCGAGTCGTAGCCGAGCAGCGGCTCGGGGTTGATCGTCCGGCCGCCGCGCCGAGCCTCGAAGTGCAGGTGCGGCCCGGTGGTGTTGCCGGTCGCGCCGACGGCCCCGATCCGCATCCCGCGGGTGACCGGCTGCCCGGCCCGCACCGCCATGCTCGACAGGTGCGCGTACAGCGACGACAGGCCGCCGCCGTGGGCGATCGAGATGTGGTTGCCGTACGGGCCGCCGGACAGCGCGGACTGCACGATGCCCATCGCGGCCGCCCGCACCGCCGTCCCCGTGGCCGCGGGGAAGTCGGTCCCGGTGTGGTACCCGGAGGACCACATGCGCCCGGCGACGCCGTAGCGGGTGCCGAGCGCGGCCGAGACCGGCCGGGCCCACGTCCCGCCGTCGCCTCCGTCGTCGCCGACCAGGCCCGTCACGGCGCTGAGGATCTTGTCCTTCAGGCCGGTGAGCATCTTCATCGGCACTCGGGCGAGCATCTGCGCCCACCGGGAGGAGCCGATCTGCCGGATCCGGTCGCGGATGAACGCGGTGGCCTTCTCCCACATGCGGCCGGGGTCCGACAGGAAGTCGACGCCGCTCATCACGGTGCTACCGACCTGCCGGGCGGCGCCGCTGAGCCAGTCAGCCGCGCCGCCGAGGATCCCGCCGTCCGCCATGAGCTGGGTACCCGCCGCTTGCCACAGGGCGAGTGCCCGGCCTCGGTACTTTGGGTCGGTCGGGATGACGAACTCGGGGTGACGGGGGTCGCCCTCGCCGACGATGGCCGTCGGCCTGTTCACCTTCATGGGCGCGGCCGGGCCCCAGCCGTCGCCGACCGTGCCGCCGGCCGCAAGCAACTTCGGCGCCGCGGGCAGCTTGCCGAGTCCGACAAAACCGGCGATCTTGTCCCAAGTGGCCTTGATTCCCTTCGTATACACCCATTCGATGATGAAATTCACGGGCTTCTTCGCGATGCCCTCGATCTGGCTCCACGCCAGCTTGATGGCGTCTCGCGCCACGCCGAACGCGTCGCCGAACATGCGGACCGCGCGGCCGCCGGCATCCAACGCAGGCTTCAGCGCCCGCGTCCACAGCCACGAAGCGAGCGCCCCGATCGCCTGGAACGCGGGCCGGATCGCGGTGCTCCAGAGCCACGACGCGCCAGCACCGACCGCCCGCAGGGTGGCCAGCACACCGGCGAACGTGGGCTTGATCACTGAGTTGTACAGCCACCCCGCGAGCGAGCCGATCGCTTGAAGGGCGGGCCGGATGGCCGAGGTCCACAGCCAGGTCGCCCCCGCACCGACCGCCCGCAGGACGAGCAGCACCCCGTCGAACGCCGGCTTGATGTAGGTCCGGTAGAGCAGCACCGCCATGGCGCCGATCGCCCGGAACGCAGGTCCCAGCGCGACGTTCCACAGCCACGCCCCGGCCGCGCCGAGTCCTCGGATCAGGATGACGACCGGGGCGATCAGGACCGTCGCGAGGATCGCGAACAGCACCCGGGCCGCGAGCCCGATCGCGCTGAACACCGGGCTGAGGATCGTCGACCACACCCACGACGCGGCCGCGCCGATTGCCCGCAGCCCGGTCATCAGCCCGGCGAGGCCCGGCCGGAGGTAGCCCTCCCACAGCGCCGACCAGCCGGCCTGGATCCCCGCCCAGGTGGCCTGCACGATGCCGCGGAACGTGTCGCTCTTGTTGTAGGCGACGACGAGCAGCGTCGCGAGCGCTGCGATACCCGTGATGATCAGACCGATGGGGTTCGCCCGCATCACGGCGTTGAGCAGGCCCTGCACGATCGCGTAACCGCGCGTCACCGCGGCCGCCGCCATCAGCACGCCGCGGTAGACCGCGAACACGGCCGTCACGGCGCCGGTCGCGATCGCCGAGGCGTTCAGGGTGATCGTCAGTCCAGCGATCGCCACCCCGAGCGGCAGCAGCCAGGCGCCGTACTCCCGCAGCCACTCCACGCCCACCATGAACGCGTCGGCGGCACCCGCCAGGGCGGGCAGCAGCCACGCCTCGAACGCCGCGCCGACGCGCTGCAGCACGGGCAGCACGTAGTCGATCAGGAACGCACCGAACGCCATCACGCCGGGCAGGATGTTGCGGTTGATGAACTCGACGAGCCCCTGCAGAACCTGCCGCTTGAACGCCTCGAACGACGCCGCAGCGCTGCCATGCAGGGCCTGACCCGCGCGGTCCGCAGCGCCCGCAACGTTCCCGAGTGAGGCGACCGCGGCCGACGGGTCCAACGCGAACAAGCTCTGCTGCAGGTCCTCGGCCTGGGTACCGAACAGAAGCACAGCCGTCTGCGAGCGTTTGACCGGGTCGGGGATCGCGCGGAGCCGGTCGAGGACCTGGTCGAGCGCCGCGGCGGCCTTCGGACCGCCCGAAGTGAACGCGGAGGCCATGGTCGACGCGGACAGGCCGAGCGCCTCGAACCCGTCCTTGGACGTCTCGCTGCCGTCCTTGGCCCGGATCGCGAACTCTTTGAGCGCGTCCGCGACGATGTCCGCGTCCCGGGCGCCCGCGCGCAGGCCCTGGGTGATGAGCCCGATGGCAGCCGACCCGTCCAAGCCCAGGTCCCGCCATTGCGTGCTGTACTCGTTCAGGGTGTCGAGGAAGTCGCCCGACTTGTCGGCGCCCTGCTGGAAGCCCACTGTGATCAGGTCGAACGCCTGCTTGGCGTCCTTCACCATCCCGGTGCGGATCAGCTGACCGGCCGCTTTCGCCGCGTCCCCGACCTCGACGTCGAACGTCTGAGCCAGCGTGAGGGCGCTCTTGGTGAGCCCCTCGACCTCCTTGCGGGGCGCGCCGACAGCGACGATCCCCGCCTGCGTCAGCGTCCGCAGCGACTCGTTGACCTGGTCGATGCTCTCGCCGTAGCCCTTGGCGTAGACCGCGCCGGCGATCTGCCCGACCCGCTGCGACTCCTTCGGGCTCAGCCCTAGCTGCGCCGCCAGCTTCGCGTTGGACGCGTCCTGCTCGATCGCCTGCGTGAACGCCTCGGCGAACAGGACACCGGCGCCGGCCGCCACCGCGACCACGCCCACCTTCAGGGCGGTGCCGAGCGACGCCAGCATGCGCCGCCCGGTCGCCTGCCCTGCCTGCTCACCGACCCGCCCGGCCACCTGCTCGGTGGGCCGGGCGATCTGCCGCTGCAACTCCGACGCGTAGCCGCGCGCGGAGGGGATGACGGAGACGTAGCCGACGCCGACCTCGACCGCAGTGGTCATGGGTGCACCTCCTGCGGTGGTCCGGCGGCGTTACGCCGCGATCGCTGCGGGCTGGTGGGCCCGAGTGCGTTCCCTGTGAGCGAGGAGTTCGTCGGCCGTGATCCGGCGCCGGGTCTTCACGCCGGGCCGCTCGATCGGGTCCGGCCGCGGCGACTGCTCGTGCTCCTTGAGGCCGATGTTGGCGCGCTGCCAGTTCCCGGCGTTCAGCGCGTCCACCGCGGCGGCTTGGAGCTGCTCGGACAGCCCCCACAGGCCATCGGTGTCACCGATCGCGAGACGGGTCCGCGCGGCGCCGGGTAGCTGCCGGACCAGCACACCGAGCTCCCGCCACGTCAGCCGCGGGCGCCCGTCCGCATCGCGCGCGAACAGGTCGGACAGGCGCACGCCGTACGTCTCGCGCAGGTCCGCCTCGACAGCCTCGCCGTGCTCCCTCAGGAGTCCGACGAGGCCAGCGATTCCCCCGAGTCCGTACCGCAGTGCTCCTGGTACGCCTTGAACAGAGGCAGCACCTTGTACTGCGGCAGCCCCTTCTTCTGGAACTCCGGCCAGTCGTCGCCGAGCGCCTCGCGCATCGCGCCGAGCATCGCCGCGGCGTCACCGCCGCCCGCCGCCGCGATCAGCGGCATGATGTCGAGGCCCTGAAGGTGCTGCATCGTCCAGCGACGCCCGGCGTACTGGAAAACGAACGGCCGCAACTCGACCTCGGCCTGAACGGCGTCGAGGTTGAAGTCGAACGGGGCGTCGTCTGGCCGCCGAGCGGCCGGCTTCTTCGTGGTGGTCATGGGCGCGGGTCCCTTTCGTGCTCGCGCGGGTCATCAGGACATGGAGAGGCGGACGGTCCGGACCCGCGCAGATCGGACCGCCCGCCAGAACGGGGCGACGCACGACGCGTCAGGGAGCCACCGGCACCTCGGCCTGCGGGTCGTCGGTGATGTCGAGGTACAGCACGTCGTCCGCCGACGGGTAGATCGTGATGGTCAGCTCATACGCCTGCAGCTCCGAGTCGGACAGGGTCACCTCGCCGATCTCGTCCACCTCGCCCTTCGGGATGACGCGGCGCTTGGTGATGTCGCCGTCACGCAGTTCCAGCAGGAACGCCCGAGGGTCGCTCTTCGGAATCTTGATCGTGCGGGTGGTGACGCCGCCCGTCGTGGACGCAGTCGAGCCGGGGTTGACCAGCCCGAACACCACGAGGTTGTCCTCAAGGCACGTGACCTTGATCGTTCTCTTGTGTTTCGATCGGGTGGTGCGGACGAGCTTGCCACCCCACGCGTAGTGGTCGTTCTTGTCCTGGTCTCGGGACTCGCTGGCCCCGTCCTCGGACAGCAGACCGACCGCCTCCCACGCGGTGGCGAGGGCCGTCTCAACGTCGGTCGGGGCGGTCGTCCCCACCGGGGCCGCGTAGAAGTCGGCGCCTTCCCAGAGCCTGGGGTTGTCGGTGTCGCCAGCCATCAGCTGTCACTCCCCTTGCTGTCAGACCGGCCGCCGCCGGCAGTGGTGGTCTTGGTCTGCGCGCGGGTCTTCTTGCTGCCGTCGGCGGGCCGGGCCCATCCGTCCTTGATGAGCTGACGGGCCTCGGCGTCGTCGAGGTCGGCGGTCTCGTCGGGCTTGTACTCGGTGCCGTCCGCGGCCGTCCGCGGGTAGGCGAACGTCACCCTCATAGGGCAGTTCCTCTCATCGTCACGTCGAAGGTGAAGGCGTACCGGGACTGGCCGGTCTCCCTGTCGGGCAGGTACTGCGGGCCGCCGGTCGCCGGCCGAGCCAACACCGTCCCGCCGTACGGGCCGCGCGCGGCGCCGAGCAGCGCCCGGCACACCTGCATCAGATCGTGGGCGTCGCCCTCGTCAGCGCCCCAGCAGTGCACATCGAGCCGCGGCCGGTCCGTCACCGGGGACGACTGGGGCCCGCCGATCCGCTCGACCCGCACGAACCGCGCGGGCCGGGGAGAGGGGACCCGCGAACCGACCGGCGCGGTGATACCGCGGGCCGTGAGCCGGGAGCGGAGGTAGTCGGCGACGACCGCGACCGCGTCCGGCATCGCGACCGGGGGCAGGGTCATGACGTGCGGCCCCCCTCCAGCCCGCGCAGCAGCGCCCGGCGGGACTTCTCCGCGTCGCGGGTGGTGTAGTCACCGATCACGGCGCCGCGCACGCGGGTGTTCTCCTCTCCGAGGTCGGTGCGGAACAGCCCGTCGTCGCTGGCTCGCTCGGCCGCCTCCTTGATCTCCCGGGTGCGGTCCTCCACCAGCCGGCGGACCCGCGGGCCCTTCAGCAGGGCAGCGATCGCCCTCCGGCTGGGCACGAATCGGCCCCTGCTCGCCATAGCTCACCCCTCCACGCTCTTGAGCCTGATCTCGTAGTGGTGCAGCGCTGTGGGCTCGTACGCCGGGCCGGGCGGGCCGATCACCTCGAACAGCAGGTCGCCCCAGTGCACGCGGTCCGCGCCGTACACCGTCACCGGCGCCCCGTCGGCGTCGACCGGGTTGCAGATCATCAGCCACTCGCCGATCTGCGCGTCGCGCTGGTCGGTGTCCTCCCGGCCGGTGTTCTGCTGGAGCCACGCCCATACGTGCGCCTGCGTGGCGCCCGCCCAGTCGGTGGTCTCGTTGCCGTACCGGTCGGTGACGATGGCGGGGTGGTCGACCTGCACCAAGTGCGGCAGCAGCGACTCGTCGATCACCAGACTCCACCCGCCCAGAAACTGGGCGACGGGTCATACCCGCCGTCCGGGTACGGGTCGCGCACCCACCCGGGCGTGCCGGTGCCGAGGTCCAGGGAGTACGCCGCGTCGGCGCCCGGGTCGAGCACCTCCGCGGGCGCCAGCTGCGCCTTCTCGTCGTCCGTCAGGTACAGCCCGCCGTCCTCGCCGAGCGACTCGGAGTACTGGCCGATGGTGCGCTGCCGGAACCCGCCCGGATTGGCCATCACCCGGCGCACCACGGCGACGCAGATCGCGCGCAGCGTCCCCGCGTCCGGCGCGTAGCCGGTCGGGATGTGACGCTGCATGAGCGCGGTCGCGTCGTCGAGGTACGCCTCGACCTGGGCCCGGCGCGGGCTGTCCTCGGGGAGGGACGTGGCGGCGCGCGCCTCGTAGTCGCTGACCGTCGCGAACGCCGCCATCGCCCTACTCCTCCCGCTCGATCACGCCGGCCGACTCGGCGGCCGCGATGATGTCGTCGCGGCTCATCTCGTCGTCGGTGCCTACGCCGTTGGCCTCGGCGTACGCTCGCCACGCCTCGATGCCGGAGCCGCGGCCCGACCGGGGCGGCGCCGTGTCGGGTGCCCCCCTGCCGCCGGCCGGGTCACGGAAGCCGACCGCCGGGGCCGTCTCGTCCTCGTCGTCGCCCTCCCAGGCGTGCGCGCCGATCCGGCGGGCCACACCCTCGGGCACCTCGTCGCCGGGCCCGTACGCCCGCCCGTCCACGTGTACGAACGTCCTCAGGCGGCGAGCCATCAGATCACCACCGCCTTTAGCGTCAGGTTCGGCTCCCGGACGACCGGCATGCCGACCGCCGCCGCGTGCGTCCACAGCCGCACCGGGTCCTTCGTCTTCCACGTCGCCGCGACGACACCGGCCCGCTCCGGGACAGACTCGTACTCCGGCTCCAGCGACTCCGCCGTCGTACCGAGCAGGAACCCGCCCAGGTCGGTCGGATCGGCGGCATCGGTCGGACCGGGTGCCGGGAGGAACACCAGCGCGTCGTCGGGCATGACCCGCGTCGCGGCGCCGTCCACGGACACGCGGGCGTCGTTCAGCTCGATCTGCGGCAGGCCGAGCCCGTCCAGCACCGTGTTCAGCTGCTCCACCGACACCATCGGCGCGGACCCGGACGGCGCCAGCGGGTACACCTGGCGTACGACCTGGTCCGACTGCCGCATGTGCGACAGGACCGTGCGCGGCATCATCATGCGGTCCGGCGCCGTGCCGTTGGTGTCGACGTAGACCTGCACCCACGTCTCCAGGTCGTCCAGCGGCGTCGCGTTCGCGTGGTCCGACCACAGCGTCGCCGCGGTCACGGAGTGCTCCGGCTTCCGGCCGAACTCGACCGGCGGCAGGGACAGCCCGTTCTCGGCGATCGTGAACGTGCCGTTGGCGAGGGCCTCGCCCTTGCCCAGCTCGAACCGGGCGGCGATGTTCGTTGCCAGCCGGTACGCGTCCCGGGCGATCGCCCGGCGCACCGGGTCGTTCGTGTCGAGGTTCCGGATCCGCAGGCTGTCGTACTCGTTCAGCGGGATCTTCTCGCTGATCGGCGGCAGCTCACCCATCACCTGCGCGACACCCTCACGCCTGCCGATACGGGACTCGGTGTCCCAGGCCCGGTACACGGACGCCTCCGCCAGGCCGCCGGTGCCGCCCTTGGAGAAGCGGAACGTGACGTCGTCGATGACGACGTTCGGCAGCCACCGCGACAGCGTGAAGCGGTTGACCTGCTGCTCGGCGAGCGACGCGCGGACGACCGCCGTCAGCTCCTCGGGCTCGATGTATTCGGTGTCCAGCACCCATGCCATCTAGACCGCCCCCTTCTCAGATGAACCGGATACGGCCGGCGACGTCGGCCTTACCGGCGGAGTCGACAGCGACGGGCAGGCGGGACTCGCGGACCTTGCCGTGCACGAACAGGGCCGCGCCGACGTCGGTGGTGGTGGCCGCGGGCGCCTTGACCGCGGCGAACAGGAACCCGACGAGGGTCTCCCGGCCGTCGCTCGCGGCGTTGTCGTAGGGCCCGTACTTCCCGCCGGCCGTGATCCGGCCGAGCGGGAGGCCGGACTTGAAGTAGCCGGCCGGGTAGTGCGTTGCGGCGACGAACGTCGAGGTGTCGAGGGTGATCGATTCGGTGGCCTGGGTGCCGTGCTCGGACCCGAGCCACGACTGGTCATCCATCCCGAACGTCTCAGTGCGCAGACTGAGGTCCATACGTCTCTCCTAGGTCATGAGGTACTCGTGCGCGGGGACCGGCCGAACAGCTCCTTGAACAGCTCGTCTCCGTCCACCGCGCCGCGCTTGCTCTTGCTGCGGCCGCTGCCGTTGCGCGCGCCCTGGTAGCCGCGCGCGGGCCGACGCCGGCGGCGCGTGTCGCGCGCGTCCTCGTCGTCCTCGTCGTCCGTGTCGGACCCCGGGGCGAGGCGGTCGACGAGGTCGCTGATCGCGTCCTCGTCGACTTCTCCGTCCTCGTCCACGTACTTCTTCAGGTTCAGCTCGTCGGCGACGTCCTTCGCGTTCTTCAGCCGCCCGGCCGCCGCGGCGAGGAACGCCTGCCGGGCGACCTTCGCCCCAGCCCTGGCGCGCTCTTCCGCGCGGGCCGCGGCGACCGCCTCGTCCACGCGCTTCTCGACGTCGCTCATGCCCTCGCGCTTGATCTTCGCGAGTTCCTTCGCGGCCTCGGCGTTCGCCTTGGCGCGCTGCTCCTGCTTCCGGGCCAGCGCCTTCCACTTCTCCGCCTCGGCCTTGTGGTCCGGCTCAGCGTCGCCCTGGTCGCCGTCGTCCGTGCCGGACCCGTCGCCCTCGTCGCCCTGGTCGTCGCTGTCGTTGTCCTGCTCGCCGTCGGCCGGGGCGCCGCCGAGGATGGGCCAGATCGGCTGCGGGCCGTCCTCGCCGGGACGCGGGCGGCGCCAGCCGAGGGCGAGCTGCCCGGTACGGGCGTGACGGGGCAGAGAGCGCGTGCGCATGGTGATGTCTCCCGTGTCGGGGTGAAGGGTGAGCGCGCCGTGCCGGCGCAGGGGTTCAGGCGGCCGGGATGTCCCCGGGCCCGGTGAAGTGCTGACGGCGGACGGCCAACAGGGGACCGATCTCGCCGTGCTCGCGGGTGATGATGATCTGCCGGTAGTCCGGCGCCCGCCCGCCCGCATCGGACTGCCCGGTGTCGCGCGCGATCGCCTCGTGCGCCTCCCGCAGCAGGCCCTCGTCGATGACCTGCCCCGGGTCCCGGTCGCCCGGGATCGGCTCCGGCTTGCAGTGGCAGCCGGGATGGATCGGCATCAGCTTCTCCACCCGGTACCGCTGGGTGCTCGCGATGGTGCACAGCGCGCAGTTCTTCGACCCGGACAGGCGCCGCCGGTAGAAGCGGGCGCCGCCGCGCTGCATGGACTGCCGCGCGGCGTGCGTGCGCGCCAGCTGCAGGTCGGTCTCGGTGATGGACAGCAGCCGGTTGCGGGCCTGCCCAATCGCGTCGGCGTAGTCGTGACCCTGTGACAGGGCCGTCCACGCAGTGACGAACGGCCGCTGATACACCGTCTCGGGCGGGGTGCCGCGCAGTGCCTCGTCGAGCTGCACACCGACCGGCGCCGCCGCACCGCCGAGCATGTCCGCGATCATGCTGGACAGGTACGCGTCGGTGAGCTGTCCCATCGTCTGCTGCGCGCCGAGCACGACCGGCAGCACCCGCTCGATGAACTCCGCCGCGTCGGCGTCCCGGTACGAGCCCAGCGCGTCGAACGCCGACAGAACGAAGCTGATCAGCCGGTCCCGCAGCGACTGCGTCAGGCTGTCGTACCGCTCGGTCAGCGCCGCCTGCAGCGCCTCATTCGCCACCGCCGGCCCCCTGGCCCGTGCCACCCGCGGTCGGCGCCGGGACGGCCGGGAGCAGTGACGCGCCGAGCAGCGCGGCCGACGCGGCCGAGGCGTTGATCCGCCGGACCCGCTCCGGCGTCTCGTCCAGGTCCTCGGCGATGATGTCCAGCGGGTAGCCGATGCTCTTGAGCTTCGTCGCGGCGTCCGCCCGGACCGCGGGGGACAGATACTCGGGCCGGGCCCATCGCACGACCGCGCCGGTGTAATCCCGCTCCACCCCCGCCTGGGCCGCGGCGAGCGCCATCACGTCCTCCAGGCCCTCCCCGAACGCGGCGATGTGTTCGCGGCACTTCGCGACGTGCAGCAGGTCCAGGGCGGCGACGGTGTCGGCGCTGATGTTGATGAGGTCGCCGGCGTAGTAGTAGGCGGGGGTCTGGCTGATGATCAGCATGTCGCGGACATCGCTGGCGTGCTCCTTGAGGAATCCGCTCAGGTCCGTGGCGTCCAGCTGGCCGAACATGGTGTTCTCGCCCTCCGACGCCCACACGCTGTTGGGGCCCGGGACGAACGGCTGGTCCACGACCGCGATCCCGGTGGCCGGGTCCACCTTCTTCGCGAACTTGTGGCCCTTCACCCACTTCTGCCGGAACCCCGAGTAGCGGGACGCGGCCATGCGGTTGAGCACGCCCAGGTTCACCCGGTCCTGGATGTCCAGCACGCCAGCGAACTCCGGCTCGGGGTCCTCCCCGAGGTCCGGCATCCGCGCGAACTCCACCAGCGGCAGCCCGCCCAGGTCGTGGGGCTCGCCGTCGTCCAGCGGCTCCCATGAGTCCGGGCCCCACGGCAGCCGGTGCGGCGCGCACCGCTGCGTCGTCCGGTACCCGTACGCGATGTCGTCGTACAGGACAGCGGCGTACCCGTGCCCGTCGAGGTCGTTGTGCCACGCCTTCAGCCCGACGTACGGTTCGCCTGTCGCCGGGTCCCGCTCGACGATGCACTCCCGCGGGTGCTCTGCCGTGATCAGCGGCGACGGCCGACCGTTGTCCTCCACCCGGGTGGGGTGCTCGCCGACCATCATGTAGCCGACCGCCTGCGACATCGCCACCCGCCACACCAACTTCTGGCGGGAGTCGAGCCGGTTCTGCTGCCACCAGCGGGCCGCGTCCTGGTCCGGTTCGCCGTCCGGGCCCGTCACGCCGAGCGCACGCAGCCGGTGCACGCTCGCGTTGGCGATCACCCCGCAGAAGTTCGTACGCGACTTCCGCTGAAAGTCGACAAACGCCGCCTCCGCCTTCTTCGGCAACTGCGGCAGCGCCGGCCGGCCGCGGTAGTACCTCCACCACTCGTCCAGCTGCCCGTTCCGCTTGCGCAACTGGCGGCCCAGCCGCAGCAGCCAGTAGTCCGGGTTGTCCAGCTCCGGCGTCTCGTCGAGCACGGCCGCCCTCCCCTCGCCTCGTCAGAACGTCCCGCCGAACATCTCTTCGTCGACACCCGCGACACCCGCGGCGATCGCGTCCATGCGGCACTGCCACGCCAGCACCGCCGCCACAGCGGCATCGATCTTGTCCGCGCTGTCCGGGTGTCTTTTCATGATCTGGATTCCGGAGCGGGTCTTGCGGCGCCGCGCGTTCAGCAGGTGCCGCACCAGCGCCGTCGACCCGTCATGGGTCAGCTCCCGCTCGACCAATGCCGTGTGGAACTTCTCCAGCGCCCGGACGATCAGCGTCGACCGGCCGCCGGTCATCCACCACTCCACCGGGTGGTTCCGGGTCGCCTGGACCTTCAGGCGCGGCCCGTACGCTGCTTCCCAGTCCGCCACGTGGCTCTCCCACTTGGCCGGGTCGGCGTACATGCCCACCACGTCGTACGTCGCGAACGCCTCGTGCACAGCGGCAAGCACCTCGACGACCGGGACCTGCCAGTCCTCACCGAGCGGCCCGGCCGGCTGCTCCCACACCCCGATCGTGAACAGATGCCCGTCGCTCACGCGGCAGCCAATCAGCGCGGTCGCGTCCGTCACGCCGCGGGCCCGCTTCCGCGACCCGTCGAACCCGAGCACCACCCGGTCGCCGGGCTCGACCGTCCGGCCCAGATCCGATGCCGCGCGCACCTCCGGCTCGGACAGCCAGCTGTCGGCAGCGTGGGTGATCTGGTTCAGGTAGTCGGCCCGCAGCTCCTGCGGGTCGTTCGACGTGTCGTAGAAGTCGGCGGCCAGCCGCTCGATCGGCGACCAGCCGGGCGGGCACGGCGGGGTGTGCAGCACGCACCCGTCGGGGTGGTCCGAGCTGTCGCCGTACGCGTACCGCAGCCCGGCCACGAGCGACTCCTGGTCGGTCAGATCCGTGGTACCGGGAGCCTCCCGGTGGTCCACCAGCAGACCCGAGCCGCGTGAGCGGCCCTGGAGGATCGCCTGGTAGTCGGCCGCCGACTGCTCGGCCACCGAGTCCTCACCGGGCGTGTACGCGTTCGGCGTCTCGATCAGGCTGCCGCCGATCTTGCCCGCATTGAACCGCATCGTCTTCGCCAGGCGCCGGCCGCCGTTCGACGGGGTCCAGTCCTCCGTCTGGTCCAGCGCCGCGAAGCAGGCCTTCGCGCCCTTCGCGCTCGTCGCGCTGGCCGTGATCGGCTCGATCTTCCCTCGCGGCAGGTACACCACCGTGTCGAGCGGCTCGATCCCGTACTCGTCCACCAGCGACCCGGCCCGCGCCATCTCCAACAGCGGCAACCACGAGTTCTCCGTCTGCTTCTCCGTCGCCGCGGCCAGCTGCACCAGCGGGGTGCGGACCCGCGCCCACTCCTGCCCGACCGGCTCCCCGTTCGCGTCCCACCCGGCCGGGACGACCGGCCCGCATGCCTCCACCAGCGCGATCGCCGCCACGAACGGGCTCTTGCCCCAGCCACGGGGCCGGCTGATCACCCCGCGCCGGATGAGGCGCTTCCCGGTGACCGGGTTCAGCTCGTAGTACCGCAGCAGGAACTCCGCCTGCTCCTTCGTCGGCGTGTACGGCTCGTACTCCGCACGGTCCGGCGCGGCCAGGTACTCGATCATCCAGTCCAGGACCAGCCAACCGAGCGTCGGCCGCTCGCCGTCGTACTCAGGGCCCCGCCACGGCATGACGGACCCCCTGGCCTACTCGTCCCGGCCAGGCTCGGCCTTCCCGCCGGGCAGCGACCGCAGGTTCCCGTACCGCTCCCGCGCCGACGGACCCCCGGACCGGCCACTGCCGCCGTCCGCGCCGTCCGCCTCCGCGAACACCATCCGCAGCCGGGCCCGGTCCGCCGGCGTCGAGCCGAACGCGGCCACACGCAGCCGCAGCTCGGCCGCCGCAGACACGTCCCCACGCCACAGCCGAGCGTGGATCAGCGCGGTGTCGAGGAGGAACTGCCAGTCCGACGAGCCGAAGTGGTCCGCCTGCGGCGAGTCGATCCACATCTGCCACCACTCGCGCGTACGCGCCGGCCACACGAACTCGACCAGCTCGCCGTCCCGCTCGACGTGGAAGTCGGGCAGCTCGGGCGCCTCCGCGCGCTCCCAGCGGAGCACGGTCTGCGCGATCTGGTCCTTGTTCCGGCGCGCCCGCCTGCTCGGGTCCTTCGGCGCCGGGCCCATGCCTCCCATCAGTCGCCCTCCTTCGGCTGGCGCGCCTCGGCGCACCGCGTCCACTTGGCGCTCTGCGTCCAGTGCAGCCAGTCCACTCCACAGCGACTACAGGTCAGCTCCCCCATCCGCGGCGACATGCGCTGGAAGTCGTGCCCCAGCTCCCTCTCACGGCGGACACGCTCACAGGTCCGCCCGTCCCCGCCGAACCGGTACGCAGAGGGGTCCATTCCGCAGACCGAGCAGCGCGGTGGGTCCTGGAATCCGGCGTCATGGAAGCGGTGCCCACCCTGAGCCTCGGGCCCGAACCGGCTGGCGGCGGCCTGTACGTCGATGAGGGCCTGCTCGAACCGGCTCGTGTCCGCCTCGATCCTCAACCGCACCGGGTGCCCGTCGGCGTCGAGGGGGATCTCGTTCGCTGGAATCTCGACCGTGCCAGGGAACACGAGCACACCGCGCGCGCCGATCTGGGCGGCCATGCGCTCCCAACCGGAACGGTCGGACGCTGAACCGACAAGGTCCGGGGCGACCCGCTCGGTCGCGACCTGGTCAACGACGAGCACGAACGGCGGCCGCTCGTCGCCAGCGCCCTCCGGTAGTTCGAGGATCTGAAGACGTGCCATGGCTGTACCTCCCGTGTCGGGTACGCCGCCGCCCACCCGTGCCGGGATGGCCACAGCGAGAATGGGTAGCGCCCGCAGCTCGATGAACTGCGGGCGCTGGCGCGGGCCCCGGGGGCCTTTCCCTGTCGGGTCGGCGTGCGCGTCCTGCCGTGCTTGTCGAGCGTTACAGCAGCTCGTCGATGACGTGCTGCACGTCCCCGAGGCGCCGCGGCGTGCCGCCGAACGTCCGCCCCGTGACCGCGATAAACCGGCCCCGGTCGTACAACTCCACCGAGCCATCGCCGAGCACCAGCCGTCGGCCGGCCCCGCCCGGCAGGACCCCGCGGCCCCACACATGCAGGCCCCGCCCGCTACGGCTGACCTCCACCCACGTCCCACCGGCAGCGTCGAGGACCCGCCGCGCCCACGGCAGCACCTCGCCGTCGGTGTCGAGCGCGCCGTCGAGGTCCAGGCACACAATCCCGTCCCCGTCGAGGACGAACCCGAGTCCGACACCGGCCGTCGAGCGGGCAACTTCACGGTGGGAGGACCACGTCGCCGGGTCCGTACTGCTCGCCACCGCCCCACCGACCGTCAGCGGAACCTTCCGCGCGGTATGCCGCACCCACCGCGGCCGGCGGGTCAGCTCATCAGGGATCACCTTGCGCGCGCGGCACGCCGCGGTGCGGCAGCGGCCCGAGCAGTACCGGGCCACGCTGCGGGCCGCGGCCGGAATCGGGTCTCCGCAGTGCTGGCAGGTTGGTCCCTGCGGCTTCACGCTGCCACCTCGGGCAGCTTGTTGCCCTTCTTCACGTTGCACGGGAGGTGTGCGAGATGCACGTTCGCGAGCGTGTGCGCCCCGCCGTGCTTCAGCGGAAAGATGTGGTCGACGGATGCCGAGCCGCCGAGCGGCTGCATGCAAATGCCGCACACGCCGTTGGACTTCGCCACGATCGCCGCGAAGTCGACCCGTTCGAGCTCGCCGCCCGTGCGGTGATACGCGTCGAGGTAGAGCTGATTTGACTTCGCGCAGATCGCAGAGCCGCATGTCACGCCGTACTTGACGATGCCGTCGCCACAGTAGGGGCAAGGATCTCCCTCGAACGTCGGCCACACGTACGGCGCCCCGTGACGCCGGCCGTAGCGGTCGCGGCAGTCGCCCGAGCAGAACTCGATCCCGGATCCGTCGAGAAGGATGAGGCGCTTGCGGCACTGGCGGCACTTCGTCTTCTGCATGCCCCCATCATAGCATCGCGTGTAACGCATAGACCCTATCTGACCTGCGCAAACCATGCAGGCGGTATGAGGGTGCGGCGGGCTGAGAGGCGCTGTGCGGCGCCCATCCGCCGCGCCATCAGATCAGCCCGCCGCCCCCGAGCCCGCCCCGCAGCGGGCTGCATAAGGGGCCTCCCGGCCCGGATTTCCCCAGACCCGTACACAACC